TGGCGGTAGCGTAGGGACGGGTGATTACTTTCGGGTGCGGAAAGTGTTCGTTGATCCATTGAACGGCGAGCTGCTTCGCCAGGTTGGGGTCCAGGTCGGGCGATTCCATGAGGTCTCGGCCCTGGTTGTCGCAAGACAGGTGCCGTTTGACGGTGCGCTGCTTTTTCTTGATGCCTTCGACTTGCGCGCCGAAGCGCCAGAATCCGGTGGGTTTGCTTTCGTGCATTGGTCGTACCCTTTGAGGCATGTCAAGCGTCGATTTAGTTCGGCGGTTGCTGGCCCAATTGAATGGATACAAAACCGCTATCACTTTGGCAAGAGAAAAGTGGTGCCAGGGCAATGTTCAAAACACGTGTCAGGGCAGGTAAATCCCAGGGTTGACGAGGCGTGACTTCGGGAACTGTTCTCATTATGGCGTTGTGTCATTGCAGCGGTGCGTTAGAAAATGTCTACACGATTGGTTGAGTGTCGGGGCATTTGCCCTGACGTGTCGGGGCGTGACGCGGCCATGCCCTGGCACCGAATCCCCAGTAATTACATAATACTTAGTCATTGTGTCAGGGCTCCCAGGGCAAAAAGTAGTATAGATGGAGATCCTAAAGTTGAATGCCTAATATTTAAGCATGTGCTAAAAAAAGCCAGAAGAATTGGGAAGGGGGGTGGGATCCCTGACACCGATTGGATCCGGGCGTCCTGCCCTCCCTGGAGTCGGCGGCTCAAATTATTCCTGGACGCGGTGCGGCCCAGCTCCCTGGGGACCTCGGGACAGCCAAAGCCGGGCCGTGCGGACCAAGCGGGCCACTGAAGCCGCCTCCGGAGGTCCTAGAGCCCCGGCAATCTGCGTGCCGCGTCAATTTGCCAAAGATTCCTGGCCGACCCGGGCCGTGCGGACAAAAGCGCGGATCCACGGGATCGTGAAAAAAGGTTGGCATGGCTAATTTGTTTACATACAGAAAAGATTTATGGTGCCAGAAAATAGGCATGAAAATTTATACGGCACCGATATCGGTCTTGCAATAATATTCGTGCCGACGTACGAATGCGTTGACGCACGCGGTCCCTAGTCCGCTGGCGTCCGTCGTTCTTTGACATCGGGGATGCGAGTAAAAAAATGCCCGGGTGCATTGCACACCCGGGCGCGACGTTACTTAGGTGCCTGGCATCCGTAGATCAGGGCCATGCACATATCCGTGCCGAGGTCCTGTTGGATGCACTGCGCTCGGTCGAGCGGCATGCACTCTTCCGGGTGAGCTCGGAAGTGATTTTCCCACCCTTCGGCACCTTGAGGCTCGGCGGCCCACCGAAACGGGTGAGCCGCGCATCCGATCATGAGGAATAAAGTTAGAGCGCCGGCGAGTAAGATCAGCGCGAGTTTCATTGTCCACCCGGGCAGATCGTCGGAAACTCGAGGTCCTTGAGGCGGTTGGCTTTCAGTAAAGCGGTCGCCTCGGCACGCATCCGGTCCATGAGGCCCTGGTCCCCGCCGTCCCACGCCACCTGGTAGGTGGAGCACTGGACGGCGAGGGTTTGAGCAACCTCAATGCCGGTGTGTGGTCGATGGTGCGCGTGAAACAATCCCATCAACCAGAACACCGGGGCCATCACTCGACCTCGCCCGACTGGAGTTCGTCGTCCACGTCGCACTGGTCAACCTCGGGGTGTTTCGCGCGCGTGGCGTGCAACTCGGCGAGGGTTTCGCCGATTGACTCCATCCCCGCCTCACCCTCGTCGATCATCACCGAAAACTCGTTGAGTTGGTCCCGCCACGCCTCGCACCGGGCGCTGTCCGCGTGGGCCACGCCGAAGCCGAACAGGTGGCACGTATACAGCGCGGTCGCGAACACTATTGACTTGAATGCTAGTCTCATTTTTCACCTCGCATCTGGCGGATGATGTCCGCCGGTTTCTTAGTTTCGATGTCCTTCGGATTCCACTTCGGGCACTCGCCGTGGGCGCACTGCTGCTGTTCTTCGATGTACACTTCGTCCTTCGGCGTGATCTTGCAGAATGACTTCAGGTCCATGTTGATCTTTGCGTCCTTGAGGTATTGTTTCGCCTCAACCTGGCTGTAGTCGCCTCGGCTGTAGTAGAAACAGATCTCGTGATCGGGGTCCGGTTTGATCGCGTGGGCCTGAACGATTAACGCTGCTAGTAAAGTAATCATGTTTATAATCCTTACAAAAAAATTTTGGTCAAAAAAAGGGCACCGCTCGTTCGTGAGCGGTGCCCAACTAGGATGCAAAATTACTGCTTAGGTTTCTTGGTCGCCTTGAGGCTGATGCTGGTGCCCGACTTCGAGACACCCAGTTCGGTCGTTTGGCACTTGAACACCGTCTCGCCCTTGGCCGCGGCCAACAGGGCTTCTTGTGCGTTCATCTGCTTGCCCGAGCTGTTCGCGTAGAACAGTTTGTACTGTCCGGCGGCGAAGGACGACGTGCCAGCGGCGACGACGAACCCGAGGATGAATTGTTTCATATGGAACTCCTAGTTACCGTGCGCTTAATTGCGCATCGGATACTGGACACTATTGCACTGAGCATACCAAGACCGATATCGGTTATGTTAGATCTAGTCAATAGGAAACGATATACGCTGTCGAACTATTGGTGGGTGTACTGCAATTTGTGCCCACCTACCCTGGTGCCCGATGCCCGGGATGGTGGCGAACATTTAGCCAGGGCCGCAAATTGGGTCACAGGCACCCCCCACCCCCCAAGAATCCCCCGCCCGCCCGCGAAAATGCCCTCCCCGCTCCAACCCACGCGGAACTTTCCTCTAGACGACGCACCGCGCAACTCGCATAATTTATTCATGGCCGACCAAGACCCCGATTTGCCGCCAGATGCGGTACCCCTGAAGCCAGGTTCACTTTCCGGCGATGACACGCCGCGAACGCCCGTCCAGGCCCGTAAACCGCAGGTTCCTGCGACCTACGCCCGCGTGAACAGCCAGGGCCTCGTCGAGCTGATCGACCTGGTGTCGGGGCGCACCGTGGCCGTGCAGAAGAGCTACCGCGACATCCTCGAGAACAAATGGGACGACCTCGTCGAGATCACGACGCCCGATGGCCCCGTCTGGATCGAGCGCGGGCTTCCCATCGACAAAATCCGCCTGAAGCGCGACTTCCCGTTCTCGAAAGTCATGACCGACCTCATCTGCGAGAAGATTGTGACCGGAACCCCGCTGCTCCGCGCGTGCGAAGAGCTCGGGCTCCGGTACTCGACGGTCTGCAAGTGGCGCCGCGAGAACGCCGACTTCAAAGAAGCCCTCAAGATGGCCCGGAAAGACCGCGCCGAAGCGTTCCACGACCAGGCGCTCGAGCGTTCAGCCGTCGCCACGGAAGAAAACTCGAAGGCCGACAAGCTCCGGATCGACACGCTCAAGTGGGCGGCCGAAAAAGGCGACCCGGAGGAGTTCGGGAACCAAACAAAAGTTGTTGGTGACAAGAATCAGCCCGTCGTCTTCACGATTTCGACCGGAATCAACCGCGAAAAGCGCACAGACGTCCCCGTTCCGGCCGCGCGCGACGTTTCCCCCGCCCTGGAGTCGCCCGAACCCGCCGCCGCAGAATGGGAACCATGAAAACCGAGACCATCACGACCGGCTACGAGCCGAGACCACTCCAAGATCACCTCCATTCCCACCTCGAGCGGTTCAACGTGCTCGTCTGCCACCGCCGATTCGGAAAAACCGTCTTCTCGGTGAACGAACTGAACGATCAGGCGCTCCGGAACACGCGCCAGGACCCGCAGTACGCCTACATCGCGCCGAACTACGGCCAAGCGGAGCGAATTGCGTGGGATATGCTGAAGCGGTACACAAAATCTATACCAGGAGCGACCTACAATGAATCGAAGCTCACCTGTACTATTCCGCGAGCTGATCGGTCTGATCGGATTAAAATTATGCTGCTGGGGGCTGAAAATCCGGACTCAATCAGAGGTATTTATCTCGACGGAGTCATCCTCGACGAATTCGCTGAAATGGATCCGCGTATCTGGGGACAAGTGGTACGACCGGCGCTGGCAGATCGTAAGGGATGGGCCATCTTCATCGGCACTCCTAAAGGACAGAATCACTTTTACGATGTTTACCGAATGGGACTCCGAAACCGACAGGCAGGTTGGTTCGTACAAGTTTTTAAGGCGTCCGAGACGGGAGTGATCCCTCCAGAAGAGCTAGCGTCCATGAAAGCCGAGATGTCGGAGGAAGAAATCGAGCAGGAACTCGAGTGCTCCTTCACCGCGGCGCTCACCGGCTCCTATTTCGGGAAACTCATCGCCGCGGCCGAAGCCGAAGGCCGGGTCGGTTCCGTGCCCCACGACCCTGCGCTCGAGGTCGAAACCTACTGGGACCTTGGCGTCGGCGACAGTATGGCGATTTGGTTTATCCAGCAGCACCGCCTCGAGGTGAGAGTCATCGACTACTTCGAGATGTCGGGCGAGGGTTTGGAGTATTACGCGCGCATGCTCAAAGGAACGCTGCCCGGATCAGAACACCGGAAAAAGTACAACTACTCCATGCACAACTGGCCCCACGACGGGGGCTCGCGCGATCTGACCACGGGGAAAGAGCGCAGCGTTTCCGCGCGCGAGATGGGGATTGCCCCGCTGATCGTTCACCCGCGGTTCATGCTCGCCGACCAGACCGAAGCCGCGCGGCTGCTCCTGCCGAAGGTCTACTTCGATTCGGCGAACACCGCGCGCGGGCTCGACGCGCTCAAGAACTACCAGCGGAAATGGGACGGCAAAAACAAGATCTTCACCGATCAGCCGCTCCACAACTGGGCGTCGCACGGCGCATCGGCGTTCATGCTCGGGGGCATGGCGATGCGGCCCGCGAAGGACCGGCTGGACAAAAGGAATCTGCCGCGTCAAGCTGATTCGGAATACAACGTGTTTGGTCGGGGGTAAACGTGTCTAGTTGGTTTAGCGATTTCGTGAGCGATCCTGTCGGCACCGTCTTCGGTACGAATTCGTCCGGCACGAGCGGCGGCGGGTTCAACGGCGCGGTCACGAGCGGCATGCAGCAGCTCGAGGACGGAAAAAAGCAGCAGCTCTATTCCGACATCATGGCGAACACGCACGTGGACGACATCACCCGCAACGAACTCGTGAACATGTTTTCGAACGCGAGCTCGACCGACATCTCGAACAAGCTCAACGACGCCCTCGCGGGGAAAGGCATCTACGCCGCCCGGCTCTACAATCAGACGCTCAAAAACTACGCGAACGACATGCCCGGCCGCGCGCAGCTCACCCCCGGCATGCAGGCCGCGCCCGGCGGCGCCGCGGCGGTGGTCTAAGTGAGCAAGCCGAAGAGTCTCGATCCCGAAATCGTCATCCAGATGTTCAACCGCGCGAAGACCGACCGCTCCCTCTTCGAAAATCTCTGGCAGCACATCGCCGACGTCACGATCCCGCGCAAGAACGACATCCAGAACCAGCAGCTCATGGGAAACCGCAAGTACGACGGGCTTTACGACTCGACGGCCATGACTTCCTGCGAACTCCTCGCGGGTGCGCTCCACTCCATGTTGACGAGCCCCACGAACTATTTCTTCGGGCTCACCACGGGCGACGTCGAGCAGGACACGAAGGACGACGTGCGTCTCTGGATTCAGACGGTCGTCCGCAAAATGCACGACCGCATCAACAACTCAAACTTTCAAACCGAGATCCACGAATATTATTTAGACCTCGTGGCCTTCGGAAACGGAGCGATTTTTTGTGAAGAGGATGAAAAAGAGGTCATTCGCTTCTCGTCGCGTCCGCTCAAAGAAATCTCGGTCCAAGAAAATTTCCAAGGCCGCATCGACACCATCTTCCGCGAATTCACCCTTGATGCCCGCGGACTGGTGGAAGAATTTGGCGAAGATGGTCTCCCAGATGACGTGAAGCGCGAGTACCACGAGGTTCAGAAGTCGACTCGGTACGACGTGGTCCACGCGATCTACCCCGCGCGCGACGAGAAGCCCGGCATCCACAGGTTCGTGAGCCACTACATTCTGAAAAAGGACAAGCTCGAGCTCTCGATCAAGGGCTTCCGCGACTTCCCGGCGATCTTCGGCCGGTGGACCAAGGTGACCGGCGAGTCCTACGGTCGCGGCTGCGGCGAGAAGGCTCTGCCCGAGGCGCTGACCGTCAACGAGATGACCCGCATCACGATCATCGGCGCGCAGAAGGTCATCGACCCGCCGATGCAGGCTCCCGACGACGGCTTCGTGCTGCCGCTCATCACGCGGCCCGGCGGGATCAATTACTACCGCGCGGGAAGCCAGGACCGGATCACGCCGATCTTCAACGACTCACGGATCGACTTCGGCGCCCAGGTGATCGAAGCCAAGGCCACGAAGATCCGCGAAGCGTTTTACGTCGACCAGCTCAAACTTCGTGAGGGACCGCAGATGACCGCGACGGAGGTTTCCGAACGCTCCGAGCAGGCGCTGCGGTTCCTCTCCCCTATGCTCGGCCGCCAGCAGTCCGAACTCCTGGTGCCGCTCGTCGAGCGCGTCTACGCGATCATGGACCGCAAGAACGAATTCCCGCCGGTGCCCGAAAGCATCAAGGACAAGCCGCTCCAGATCCGTTTCTCGAGTGTCGTTGCGATGGCGCAGAAGTTCTCCGAGATGACCAGCATCTCGCGCACGTTCTCGGCGCTGGCGCCTCTCGCAGCAATCGACCCGGGCGTCAACGACAACGTCGACACCGACTCGGCGTTCAAACTGATCGCGCGTTTGCAAAATTTCCCACAAGAAATGGTGCGAAAAGTTCAAGACCGCGATCAAATTCGTAAGGGCCGTCAGCAGGCGCAGCAACAAGCGCAGCAGCAGGCCCAGGAAGCCCAGCAGGTCGACAACACCGCGAAGACCATGACGGGGGCGGCTAAACTCAGCGCGGTTTAAAGAAGTGGCATGACCAACGAAGAACAGAAGATGGAAGCGGCGATGCAGCGAAAGCGCATCGTCCGCACGCAGGATTACCACCAGACCTTCACGTCCGAGCACGGCAACCGCGTGCTCCTCGACATGATGAACCGCCACTACGTGCTGAGCAGTTGCTTTTCGAGCGATGCCCTCGAGATGGCCCGCCGCGAAGGCGAGCGAAACGTAATTCTTCGAATCATGCAGAGCTTGAAAGCGGATCCAGAGCAACTTGCAAAACTAATCAGAGAGGCGGACGACCATGCTAAACAACTTTAGGAGATTCTTTGAACTGCGGGCACCGGAGGCGGGCGGAGATGGGGGAGCCGGCGGCGCGGGCGCTGGTGATGCACTTTTTGGCGCTGGGGATGGTGGTCAAGGAGACGGCGGGGGCCAAGGTGCTCAAGGCGCTGGAGGATCCGGCGGGGCCGCGCCACCTGCGGCTGGTGCTCAAGGTGCCGCACCGGCTCCGGCTAACATTACATTCCCCGATAACTGGAAGGACGCGCTACCTGACGATATAAAAAACGCGGCCTACATGGCGAACGTCAAAGACGTGCAGACGATGGCGCGCAATTACGCCAACGTCCAAAAGCTCGTCGGCGCGGACAAGATCGTGGTGCCGGGGAAGTCGACGACGCCGGAGCAGTGGCAGGAGATCTACGACAAGCTCGGGCGCCCGAAGGCTGAAGAGTACAAGGTCGAAGTCGACAAGGACGCGCAGCTCAACCCGGACTTCGTGAAAGACTTCACGGGCAAGCTCCACGCGGCGGGCGTGCTCCCGCACCAGGCGAAAGAAATCATGAACGCCATCGCGGAGTCGAACAAGGGCTACGTGAAGTCGCAGTCCGAGGCGATGGCCGCGCGCCAGGCGGAGCAGATGAACAGCCTCAAGACCGAGTGGGGTTCGGCCTACAACGAGAACATCTCCAGAGCGCGGGCGTTCCTGAAGGAATTCGCCACGCCCGAAGACCTGAAGGCCATGCAGCAGAACGGCTTCGGCCACGACCCGAATTTCATTCGCCTGGCGTCGAAGGCCGGAGCACTTCTCAGCGAGGACCAGATCAAGGGCCAGGGGGGCCAGGGCAAGTCGTTCACCTCGCCCGCCGACGCCCAGGCCAAGATCTCGGAAATCACGTCCAACGTGAAGCATGCGTACTTCAACTCGGCCGACCCCGGGCATTACGCGGCCAAGCAGGAGATGGAGCGCCTGTTCGCCGCGGCCTACCCCGATAAACCGAAATGATCTTGATTTTGTAAGAAATATTCGGCCACACTGGTCGGAGTAGCTGACAACCCACCGCGCTTCTGAGGGCAATCCGGCAACGGATCCTCGCGACGGACGCGCGGTGGCGAATCCCGGTTTCGGGGCAATTCTCTAGGCTCAAGGCTCAGATCGAATTTCCAAAAACCTCGAACGGGAGACATCATGTCTTTTCAAGTCACCGAAGCATTCGTTCAGCAGTACAGCTCCACGCTGTACACCCTCGCTCAGCAAAAGGGCTCGCTCCTCCGCAATTACGTCCGCACCGAAAGCATCGTGGGTAAGGCCCGCAGCTTCGACCGCATCGGACCCGTGACCGCGCAGAAGCGCACCACCCGCCACGGCGACACGCCGCAAATGGACACCCCGCACAGCCGGCGCTGGGTGTACCTCTCGGACTACGAGTGGGCGGACATGATCGACGACCTCGACAAGATCCGCATGCTGATCGACCCGACCTCGGACTACCTGATGGCCGCCATGTGGGCGCTCGGCCGCTCGATGGACGACGAGTTGATCGCGGCCGCCGATGCCGACGTGAAGACCGGCGAAACCGCCGCGACCACGGTCTCCCTCCCCGATACCCAGCGTTTGGCCGCATCCGACGGCACGAACTTCTCGAACCTCAACGTGCGCACGCTCCGCGCGCTGAAGCTCAAGTTCGACGCTGCCCAGATCGACCCGTCGATCACCCGCCACATCGCGGTCACCTCGAGCCAGCTCTACTCGCTCCTCGGCGAGACGCAGGTCACGAGCTTCGACTACAACAGCGTGAAGGCGCTGGTGCAGGGCCAGGTGAACACGTTCATGGGCTTCCAGTTCCACCAGATCGAGCGTCTGGGTTCGGATCAGTCGGGTGCTCTCGCCAACGTCACCACCGGTGCGTTCGGTTCGGGCTCGGCGGTCACCGGCTTCCGCAAGGCCATCGCCTGGGCGCAAGACGGTTTGATCCTCGGCATCGGCAAGGAAATGAAGTCGGAGATCGCGAAGCGCCCGGACAAAGGGTTCAACACCCAGGCGTACGCGATGATGAGCGTCGGCGCGGTCCGGATGGAAGAGCAAAAAGTCGTGATGGTTTTCTGCAAAGAGAACTAAGGGTCGGGGCCCGGGCGACCGGGCCTCTTGGTTTCCAGGGTCGATTAAATTAACGAGGTTTATAAATGGCAACGATCTACGGTTCTAACTACTACGCTTGCATCATCGACAAGCCCCAACGCATGGTCCACATGGGCGAGTACAACGGCCGCGAGAAGGTGTCCATCGACACCGTCACGCTGTCCGCGGACTTCGCTTCGGGCGACGTCGCTCGCGTGTGCCAACTCCCCGTCAACGCGAAAGTCGTTGGCGCGCGGGTGTTTGGCGCGGCGCTCGGTGGCGGCACCGCGACGCTCGGTCACTTGGGCGACGGAACCACCCCGGCCAAGGCCGACGCCTTCATCAAGGCGATCGCGCTGACCGCGGCCTACGACGTTTCGGACAAGGACAGCCGCGGCGACCACATCCAGGTCATCCGCTTCCTGGCGCCGACCGACGTCGTGCTGGTCTTCTCGGGCGCGAGCTCGGGCGGCGCCGGCAAGCAGATCTTCACCCGCGTCAACTTCTTGCTGGACTAATCCAGCATGGGGGCGTCGTCCGAAACCGCGATCATGAACTCCGCGCTGGTGAAAATCGGCGCTGAACGGATCGTCACGCCGGACGACGACTCGAATCGCGCACGACTGGTCAAAAATCAGTACCCGCTCGTGCGCGATCATTTGCTCAGGGGCCACCCCTGGAAGTTTGCTACCGCGCGAGCACTTCTGACCGCACTGGTGCCCACCCCGGACAACGTCTGGGATTATTCCTTCGCGTTCACGCTTCCCTCCGACTGCATGCGGGTTCTCAAGACCGATCTTCAAGATCTCGACGTCTGGAACGTCGAAAACGGGCGACAGCTCGTGGCGAACCAAAACCCCGTGCGCATCCAGTACGTCAAGCGCGTGACCGACGTCGCGCAGTTCGACGACAACTTCTGCGAAGTCCTCGCCTGGGGTCTCGCCGCAGATATCGCCTACGCACTCACGCAAAGCACGCAGCAGAAGGAATCGGCCGAGAAAAGCTACCAGCGCGCACTCGCAGAGGCGCGGAGCTTCAATGCGCAGCAGGGCAGCCCCCCGCGCGTGGTCGCCGACCAGGTCTTCAACTCGCGCTTTCGGTAGGAGTTTAGGTGGCTAGGTTCAATTTCATCCACAACTCGTTTTCCGCGGGTGAGGTGACTCCGAAGTTCTTCGGGCGCACCGAAAGCCAGCAGTACAACCAATCTTGCGAGCGGTTGAAGAATTTCATCGTCTACCCCGAAGGCGGCGCGGGCCGGCGCCCGGGCACGCGCTTCGTGCGCGAAATCACGGTCAACGGCGCGGCGAAGCTGCCGCCGACTCAGACGCGCGTGATTCCGTTTTACGGCACGGATGGCACACGCTGGCTCTTGATTCTCGACGGCTCGGGCATCGCCAACAACCCGCCGCAGATGCTCAACGCGGTCACGAAGGTGAGCGAGAACGTCATCGTCGGGCAGACCGATCTGACCGGCACGCCGACGCTTTACGCGGCCTACAATTTCGACGCGAAGAACATTCCGCTGAACGAGATCCAGTTCGCTCAAAGCGGCGACGTGATCGTGCTCACCCACCGCCGCATGAAGCCCGCGGTCATCCAGTACGACTACACGAAAGCCGCCGGCGCGCGGTTCATCTGGCGTGGCTACACCGACCCGTACCTGAAGCCCCAGGGCTACCAGAACGGCTCGATCTCGTTCGATCCCTTGTCGTACAAGCTCACGCCGTACCTGCCCATCATCACGACCGCTGGATTCATCAAGGCGATTCGCGCGACGGTCGGCGGCACGCAGCAGCCCGCCGGCAACTTCTACACTTTGTCTTTCGCCGGCAGCACGCAGACGTTCGACGCCACCTGGGTCGGCCGCTACGTGAAGCTCAACTGGTCGGCCATCACGCTCATCGTCTACATCACCGGGGTGACCGACTCCGTCACGGCGACCGCGCGGTACGTGACCGGCATAGAGGACTCGAACAACGACCTGTCCACGCAAAAGCAATTCGGCGGCCCCACCGGCAACACTGGCGTCATCGGCTCGAGCTGGGAAATCAGCGCGTGGGACGACAGTCACGGCTGGCCGAGCGCGGTTGCGTTCTTCGAGCAGCGGCTTCTCTTCGGCGGCACGAACTACAACCCGGATTCGATTTGGTTCAGCCAGATCGGCGACATCTACGAGATGACGCAGAAAAAGCTCCAGCAGGATCCCGACTTCGGCGCGACCATCGTTGCCACCGACGCCTTCGACATCACGCTGCGCTCGAACCTGCTCAACGACATCCGCTGGATGCTGCCGAAAAAGAACATCACGGTCGGCACCAACTACGGCGAATTCATCGTGAGCGGTCCCGATCAGAATTCGTCCATCGGGCCGACGAACCTCGCGACCAGCCAGGAGACTCCGCACGGGTCCGCCCTGGTGCAGGCGATTCCGATGTCGAATACGACGCTGTTCCTCCAGCGGGACCGGAAGACCATGCGCGAGATGGTCTACAACTTCAACGAGGACAGCTACAAGGCGACCAACCTCTCGATCCTGTCGTCGCACATCACGATGAATTCGACCATCGCGCGGATCGGCGACAACTTCCGCCGGACCACTTCGGCCATCGTTGCGCTCGCGCGCCAGGAGGTCCCGGTCGGGATCGTCTGGGCCATCGACAACAACGGCTCGCTCCTTTCGATGACGCGCGAGCGGGATCAGGAAGTGGTGGCCTGGGCGTACCACGAGCTCTCGGGTGCCACGTTCATCGGCCCCGTGGGATCCACGCAGCCCTATAAACCGTTCGCCCAGAGCATCTGCGCGCTCCAGCGCACGGCGCTCGGAACGGACGGGACCGGCGGCGAGCCGGACGAGATCTGGGTCACCGTGCAGCGCGGGCAGCTCCGCGCGGGCGCTTGGACCCGCGTGACGTACCTCGAGTGCCTGGCCCAGGACTGGGACCGCGCCACCATCGACGGCGACTGGGTGACCGCAGCCGAGCCGAAGATCGCGCCCATCTACATGGACTGCACCCGCATCTACGACAGCTCCGAGGGGCCTTCGGGCGTGATGTCGACGCTGCCCTTTTCCGAGGGTGAGTCGGTTGGCGTGGTCATGGGCGGCTCGTGGCTCGGGTACTTCACGGTGACCGGCGGCGCGGTCGACATCTCGGCGTTTCTCAAGCCCGCGCAGATCGCGGGATCTCAGATCTGGCAGGCGTTGATCGGATACAACTACGACGCGGACCTGGTGCCGGTGACGCCGTCCGTGCCCGCGGCGACCGGCTCGAGCCAGGGTCAGATCCGCCGGATCGACCAGCTCGCGATTCATTTCTACCGCGCGCTCGGTGCAAAGTTCGGCCGCCTCACCTCGAGCGCCGAGGCCAACACGCCCATCGACGGGCCCGAGGTCATTCCGTTCCCCGCGGGCGCGAATAGCGGTGGCCCGATCCCGCTGTTCACCGGCGAGAAGCGACTCAATTTCCCGCAGAGCTACGAGACGCGGCCCCAGGTGCTCGTGCGCAGCTACTTGCCATTCCCGTGCGTGGTTTCGCACATCATCGCGCGCGGCGCGGTTTACGAAGGGGGAGCGTAGTCATGGTTGGAGCAGCACTGCTCGGAGCCGGCACGATCATCAAGGCTTACGGCGACATCCAATCGGCGAACGCGCAGGCGAAGGCCGAGGAGCAAAACGCGAGCTTTTACCGCGAGCAGGCGGGCTACGCCGAGATCAGCGGGCAGCGGCAGCTCGAGGTGTTCGACGCCGAGACGCAAGTTCTCGTCGGCCAGCAGGGCTCGGCCTTCGCCAAGGCTGGCGTCGACATGTCGTCCGCGGCCAATTTCATCGGCAACCAGGCGCTCATGCGGCAGCGCGAAGCCTACAGCATCAAAGCGGAATCGGACATGAACGTGCGCCTCGCGAACCTGCGCGCGGATCACAGCCAGGCTTCGGCGGACGCGATGAGGCAGTCGGGTCAGTGGGCCGCGGTCGGCGACATCATCGGCGGCGGTAGCCGCCTCTTCGGGTAGGAGCAGCCATGCCGATCATTCCAACGTCGCGTGAAGAGGACAAACGAACCGTATCGAGCCCCGTGCCGGTGGGCGCCAGCGACTACGCGGGCACCGCGGGGCGCGGGATCGCGCAGCTTGGTGCCGGACTCGAGGGCCTGGGCGACAGCGTCTACAAGGAAGAGCAGAACATCCAGAAGCAGGCGGATCACGTCAGCCAGATGGAAGGCGAGAACGACCTGCAAAACGCCTACAAGGTCGCCACCGACCAGGCGGTGCGCTCGGCCAAGCCCGACGGTTCCGACCTCCAGGACAAGTTCAACGAAGCCTTCACGCCCGCGCACGACTCAATCATGGGCCGTTACGCCGACAACCCGGTGGTGGCGGAAGGCATGTCGAGCTTCGGGAAGCGGCTCAATTCCGACGCCAACACGAACCTCTTCATCACCAAGAACCAGATGCTCGAGAAGAACAACTACGACCGCATGGAGACGGTCATGAACTCGGCCGGCGACCGGATTCGCGAGACCCCGAACGAGATGATGCTCGGCGCGGAGACGAAAACGTTCAACGCGCAGATGGACGCGATGTCCGGCACGATGAAGCCCGAGAACGTGGCGAAGATCAAAGCGGCGTTCTACAAAACCGCGGGCCAGCAGTTCATCGAGGGTTTGAGCGAAAAGCAGCAGTTCGGCAAAGCCCTGAACGTGCTGCGCGCGAATCAAGAGGACCCGAACAACTTCCAGAAGATGACGCCCGATCAGGCGCTTGGGCTTGGCTTCGTGACGAAAGCCGAGGCGCAGGCGCTCACCGACGAAGGGAAGACCTACGACCTGCCGGTGCTCACCAAAGGCCAAAAGGTGCAGCTCAGCCCCGAGATCTCGCAAGTCTTGAAGGAAATGGACCCGCAGGACAAGGCGCGCTGGATCGACCACCTCCAGGCGAAGACGCGCGAGCAGAGCGAGATTCGGCTATCCGACATCAACGCCCAGGTCGAAGGCTACGAGCGGCTTTCGATGGCCGGGCAGCTTCCGCCGAACTCGGACAAGATGCGCCAGACCCTCGTTGCCGCGATCAACTCGAATCCGCAGATGACGCTCGCGGCGAAGATGCGCACGCTCAGCCGCGTGAACTCGGCGGGCTCCGTCAACGCGGCCATCGCGCTCGCAGGGAGCGTCCCGTCGTCGCAGTGGTCGACCGTGCGCGAAAGCCTCGACAAGAGCTTCCAGCTCGCCAACAACACGGCCGCGCGCACCGACGCGCGCATGGCGATCATGCCGATGGACCCCGCGGTGCTGTCGACGCAGATGATGCAGAAAGCCCGCTTCGACATGGCGATCACCAACATGGCGAAGGACCGGCAGACCGATCCCGCGGGCGCCGCAATTTCGACCGACGTGCAGCTCGCCAAATCCTATGCCGGCACCAAAGACGGCGACCCATCCTGGAGTCAGAAGTACGCGCAAGACATGCTCGCCACCCAGGCGTACCGGCAAAGTGCGCAAGGGCTGATCCCCAAGCAGGACGCCACCCGCCTGGGGTCGATGCTCAAATCGGCGCCGGATTCGGACTCGACGAACGCGGTGATGAACCGCCTCCAGCAGCAGTGGGGTCCGTATTTCCCGCAGGTCATGCAGGACATCGTGAAGACCGACAAAGACCTCGGCCACTTCGCGACCGCGGCCTACGCGCCGCCGGAGACGCGCGGCCAGTTGATCGACGCGCTCAAGAACGAGAAGACGATCCGCGCGGAGATCAACAGCTCGCCGAATGCCGATCTGACCAAAGCGTCGATCAAGGGCTTTGTGTCGACGCAGATGCAGGGCTTCAACAACGCCATCGCGGCCAGTTCCAACGACAGCCAGCGGTTCGAGACGGCCAACAACTTCTCGAACGCCGTGAGCCTGGTCGCCCAGCGCGAGATCCTGCGCGGCGCGGATCCGCAGAGCGCGGTGAAGCGCGCCTATCAGAATGTGGTCGGCGCCCAGTATTCGATTGAGTCCGGTGCGCAGGGCGCGCAGGTGCTCGTGCCGCGGCAGATGCCGGATGCGAAAGGGAACCTCCAGAGCTGGGACACGACGCTCGTCAAATCCTACATGGACGCCTACGGCACCCCGGAAGGGTACAAAGCCCTTGGCGTCGCGGTGCCGAAGAGCTCAAGCAGCCCGAACGACTTTTACCAGGCGCTTCAGGGCAACTCGCGCTGGATCTCGAATCAGGACCAAACCGGCGTGCAGCTCATGCAGGTGAATCGCGACGGCAAGCTGATGCCGGTCTACGACAAGTACGGCAAGACCGTTCAGAAATCGTTTCGTGAACTTCAGGCCAACCCCGACGAGCGCGTGCTCCAGCAGCGGCAATCGTTCTTCGGCAAGATGTTCGGAGGTTAGACGATGGACCGCGTGGCGTTGCCCTGGAAGCAAGACTCTGGCGGCTGGAACTTCGATTCGTACATGAACCAGGACGCGCCGACGTCGGCTGACGAAGCGGTGCAAGCGTCGAAAGATCTGGCCGCGATGGACACCGTCGTCGGCAAGGGCACGGCGTACTGGGCCAACCGCGACCTCGAATCGCTCGGCGGAAAGCAGCTCAGCCCCGACGAGGCGAACGCGCAGCTCCCCGTGCCCGTGCCCTACACGAAGCCCGTCAACGCCTACGTGGCTCAGCAAAACTTTGATCAGAACAACGAACGCCTGGCGCTCCAGCACAAGGTCGAAAACGGCCCCGACGATCTATGGACTCGGACACGGATGTTCGGGGCGGGCCTCATTGCTCACGCGATGGACCCGGTGGAATTCGGGGTTGGCGCGGCTTCGGGTTGGGGCGTTGGGCGCATTTTAGCGCGCCCCGGGCTCGCGGCAGCCACCGGCCTCGGACAGGCGGCGAGCGGGCTCACGAAGGCCGGCGTAGCCGTCGGGCTCGGCGAAGCCACGGCAGGCCGCGTGGCGGGCCATGTCGTCGAAGCTGGCGTCGGGAATGCGCTCCAGAGTGCCGCGCAGTCGGTTGAGACCGGCGTCGTGGCTGACGACACCCGGCAAGAATTTCACGTTGGCGAACAGCTCAAGGAAGCCGCGGTCAACACGCTTTTCGGAACCGCGCTCCACCTCGGCATCAAAGAAGGCGGAAACGTCGCGAGCGCGGGCTTTGACCGCGGATCCGCGCAGGCCATGAAGATCTGGCGCAACCTCATGAAGAAAGCGCCCGAAATGGACCGTGCGGTACTCGCGCACGGGGTCGGTGCCGTCGAGCAGATGCGAAACCCCGACATCGGCCCGCTGGTCGAATCGGTGGCGAAGCAGACCGACGTCCGCGGCGAAGACTTCGGCGGCAAATTTCAGTACGAGTACCAGCCGCTCACTCCGGAAGCGCAGGCGCAAAAGCCGTTCTTCATGCCCGCGGAATCGCCGGATCCGGCCTCCGCGCGCCAGATCGGCGACGAAATTGGCATCGGCCGTCAAATGACCGATCACCCTGGCGTCGCCAACGCGGCTTCGGAGGGATCGGTGATCCAGATGGACGCGAAAGACCTGCGCCCGCTGTCGCTCAACGAATCCAGTCCGCCCGAGCTCCACGGCGAATTCCGCGCGGCGCTCGAGGGCGTGGTCGAGAACCCCGAGAAGTTCGTGGCCGAATCCACCCCGAAGGACGTGTTCAATGAACTCTGGCGCAAGGTCGACGAAGGCGAAGCGACGCCCGAAACGGTCCAGGCGCTCCAGGAACAAATCAAAGCGAAGGGCTACAATTCGCTTCTCGACGACGGAGCCGAGGTCCTTGGGCAGGAGCATCAGCCGCATAATCTCATCACCCTCCTTGATGACGAAGCTGCGAAGCCGGCCGGGCATTTCGCTACGGACCCAGAGGTGCGTGGAGCCCCATCGGACGAGACCGTTGCACGCGTTCAAGAGGAGAACCTTCGCGAGGGAGGAAGCCTTCGAGATGAGACGCCTGACAATTTTGAAGACATTCGCCCCGACCCGCTCAAAGACACCGATGCAGAAGTGCGCTCTGCTCTGGAAGAGGCTGATCTCCTGGACAAGCAGGGTCTTCTCGATCCGGAAACCAAAGCCGAATGGGACATGCTTCGCACGATGGCTGACAGCCACGAGCTCGAGCAAACGGCGCTGAAGGCGATTGCCAAATGTATGGGGATGTAAATGGCTGACGACTGCCTGCTCAAAATTCTCGACCCCGAGGTGAAGAAGAAGCTGTTCGGTGACCGCGAGATCGGCGACGACGTGCTGAAGCGCCTCCACCAGGACATCGAAGCGATCAAGAACGCAGCCGACCAGAGCCCCGAGGGGAAATCGTTTCCGTCGCGCGTGCGCGAGTACCTGTCGCGGAAGCGCAACGAAGCCGCCATCGACCAGGCGAAGCTCAAGAACGATTTGCAGCTCAGGAAGCAGAACATGGCTTTCTACGGGCAAAAGGCGTTCGCCGGCGATCCGACCGAAGGGTTTCTGACCCGCCTGGCGACACCGACGACGCTCGCGGAAGGCGGCATGTACTCGGCCGAGGGCCGCGTCTCGGGCATCGGCACCCGGCTCATGTCGAAGCTCTACACCACGCTGAACGACGCGGGCGCGCTGAAGATCATGATCGGCGGCAAGCTCGACCTCGAAGTGCGCGAGGGCGTCTGGGCGCTCGAAAAAGGTTTGCCGATGCCCGAGAGTGTCAGCGAGCAGGGGGCGAAGATCGCGCAGCTCGTCTCGGACCACAACAAGCGGCTCCTCCAGGAAGAGCACAACAACGGCGTTCCCACCCGCATGCTCGAGGGCCGCGCGGCCTCGCGCACGCACGACCCTGGCGTCATCCGTGAAGCTGGCTTCGAGCAGTGGAAGAACGACGTGCGCCAGATGGGGCTCGACGGCGCAAAGACGTTCGGCGACCACAACGGCAACGTCGAGAAGGAAGATCAGATCCTCGAGGGCATCTACAAGGCCGTCACGGGCGGCAAGACCGGCGCGGACTCGATCATCGAAAAGGGCGACGTCGATCAGCTCTTCAAGAGCAGCAACTTCTCGAACAAGCTTTCGGCCAGCCGGCAGCTCGTCTTCGATTCGGCGAAGGGCGATTTTCTCTACAACGAGAAGTACGCGAAATATAATTTGCTGGAGACGATGGCGAAGGACGTCACGCGCCGCTCGCGCATGCTGGGGCTGATCGGCACCTATGGCTCGAATCCGGAAGGAAACCTGCGCAAAGAGATCCAGCTCGCGATCAACGGCTTCAAGCGCGCGGGCGATCACGAGAGTGCGGAGAAGCTGCGGATCGGCGAGCGCCGGATCATGGACGTCTACCACCTGCTCTCGGGCCAGGGCTCGATCCCCGGGGTCAACATGGTGGCGAAGATCGAGAACACGGCGCTCGCGCTCAACGCGCAAACGAAGCTGTTCTACACGCAAGCGAAGTCGCTCGGAAACTTCTCGACCATCGCGACTCGAATGTCGGATCTGAACGGAAAGCCCTGGCTCCAGAACATCGCGGACTCGGTCGTCGAGTGGGTGAAGACGCTGCCGCCGGGTCAGAAGGATCGCATGATGGAGGACGCGGGCTTTTTCATCCGCGACTTCCACAGCCAGATGCCCGGCCTGGGGTTCGGCGATTCGCTGCTCGGCCGCTCGGAAAAATTCAACAAGATCATGTTCACGATGTTCGGCCACACCATCACCAACGAAGGTTTCAAGGTGGCGGCGACGAACATGATGATGAAGCAGATGGGCCACGCGGTCGAAGAAGGACTCGAGCGCCAGGACCCGCGGCTCCAGGCGACGTTCCGCCAAATGGGCATCACGACCCACGACGCAGAGATTCTGAAGAACGGAATTCAGCAGACCAAGGCGTACACGCTCACGCCGTCGAGGAAGATGCTGACGCCCGAAGGGATCTCGAAGATCGACCCGGAGCTGGTCAAGTCGACGTCGCGCGCGCAGGCGCAGCCGTTCAAAGACGCACTGAAGGCCGCGCGGAAAGCAGTTCTCGCGGCCCAGGGCACGGACGGCGAGGAAGCGGCGATGGCCGCGGCTTCGCGCGCGGAGGAGGCGTACCGGCCGATGAAGGCCCGCGCGGACGCCATCGCGAAGAATCCGGAAGGCTATCTCTCGGAGATGAACAACCGCATGATGAGCGGAATCAAGCAGGTCCAAGACGATGCGTCGACCACCGCTGGTGTCCGCGAGCGCGCCTGGGCCACCGGTGGCCGCGCGCAGGGCGACGTCACCAGGCTGTTCACGCAGCTCGTGGGTCAGTTCAAGACTTACAGCGTGCAGGACATCAACTTGATGAAAAAGTCGCTCAACTCGATTCCGAACCGCCTCGAGGACGGAAGCCTGGCCGCAGCCGGCAAGAACTATGCGTCGGTCGGCAAATTCATGGTCGGCAGCGCCGCGGCCGGAATGGTGGGGCTCACGCTTAAGGATCTTTACCAGGGGAAAGGGCTGCCCGATTACCGCGATCCGAGCACCTACCTCCAGGCCATCGCGTTCGGCGGCGCGGGCGGAATGCTCGTCGACTATCTCGCCGGCGGGAACAAGTATTTCGGGCAAGCCGAGACGTTTCTTGGACCTACGATTGGGCAGGTCGCGGGGCCGCTCGCGAAGGTCGTGGCCGGCGCGCGCGACGACTTGGTCAACTACGCGCACCCACTTCCTGGCGTCTCGCCGCCGATGATCTCGAAGTCGACGAAGAAGCAAGCCCTGGCGCTCGTGCGGCAGAACATTCCGTACCAACAATTCCCGGGCATCAAACAGTTTTTGGACTACGCTCAGTTCAACGCCATCGGCGAGTACATCGACCCGGGCGCCATGCAGCGAAAAGAGATCAAGGAAATGAAGGCGAAGATGCGCCGCGAATACGCGCGCGGCGGGACGGGGGACTAGGTGTCGGTAGCAAATCAGATCGTTGAAGCACTCTACGACGGGCCGGGGCAAACCACCTTCGCCATCCCTTTCCAGTTCCTCGCCAACGACGGCCCGAGCGTCGTCGCGGTCGCGAAGATCGACAAGCTGACCGGCGCGCGCACGAAGCTGACGCTTTCGACCGACTACACGCTGCCGGCCGCGGTCGGCCTCGATCCGGTCAACGTGGTGCTGGTGAACGCGCTCCCCACGGGCATTTTCCTCCACGTCTACCGGCAGACCCCGATCACGCAGACCGCGAGCTACCAGGACACCGGCATTTTCCCGGCGAAGACGCACGAGCGCGCGCTCGACCGACTGACCCTGATCACCCAGGAGCTCGCGGCGCGCGTGAAGCGGTCCTTCATGATCTCCTCGGCCGAAATCGGCAAGGTCGACCCGGTGCTCGGGCTCGGCGCGGACGGCATGCTGCTGCTGCGCACGGCGACGGGGGTCCGCTGGGCCACCGCGGCCGAGATCGCGGCGCTGGCCGCGGGCGCGGCTTCCGGCAAGCTCAAGGCGCCCACCGATGGCACCTACGGCGGATCCGGCGGGAACCCCGCTGGCGTGGCCGTGGGTGACATCTACGAGGACGCCTTCGACAAGGTGGCGTCGCTCCTGTCCAAGCTCACGCCGACCCCTCCGGCGGGCCTGGCGGGCCGCGCGCTGACGGTCCCCGGGGCCTACGCCGCGAAAGAAGCCGGCACGGGCGCCAACCACACGGTCATCGACACCGCGGCCCCGGTCATCACGCCGGGGCTGACCTCGAACATCGCGAACGGCTTCACGGACCCCGATTCGGGCACGCTGTCGGCCTTCCTCGACGGGGCGCCCGCGGGCGTGGTGAATCTTACGGCGGGTGATGATTCTGGACTCTCGAACGGCAGCCTGACCGTGGTGGCCGAATTTGACCCGTACCTCGGGGCGGGCTTCGGCAAAGAAGGCATCTTCAAGGCGATCACCGCGAAGATTCAGGCCGCGGCGCTCGCGGTGGGGCTCCATTCCGCGCAATTGAAACATTCTGTTACAGGCGATTCGGTCCTGACCGGCTTTTACGTGGACCAGCCCGCGACCCCCACCGCGGCCGGCAACTCCATGACGTTCACCGGTGCCACGACGTACCGCTCTGGCGTCCCCGGGGCAGCGCCAGGTGAGTCCATCGGCGTGGCCTTCACCATCGCGAGCGCGGTCGCTCAGCACTACAACCCAACTCGCATCGCAAATGTCAGTGCCACCGTCGCCAACGCAGTTGATTACCAGCCATCGGTGTCTCCCGCGGCAAATTCCAACGTCGTCGGCTCGGTGGCGCTGGCTGTTCTTTCCGGCAAGTACACCGAAAACGTGGTCGCCACGATCCTCGGGTACAACCAGAAGGGCACAGCTTCGGCGGCTGCCACGATCTCGAACAACGTGCGCGTCGACACGGTCGGCGACGAGTCCGCGCGGCAACGCTGCGGGGTCGGCCAGTACCCGAGCTCGGGCTACGGATCGACTTTCTCGAGCGTCGCTTCGATCCTGTCGTCCGAAGAACTTCAGTACCTCAACGGCGTCTTCAGGTTCCCGCCGGCCGTGGACTACTCGGGTCGGCTCCCCGCGGGCCCGAACTATTCCACGATCACCGGCGGGACTTACTCGAGCATGCGCTGGGCGCTGTTTAACCTCGGTGCGCAGACGAACATCTCGGCGATCATCTTCATGATCTCGAACGCCTTCGGGTTCGGCACGTCGGCCATCGTGAGCGGGATCGCGCTCCAGGTGCGCGTCGACGGCGCGAGCGGCACCACCGGCTGGGTCGACGCCAACGCGGCCTACCCTGGGGTCGGCAGCCCCACGGCGAACGGTGACGCGGCTCTCGACGTAGGAAGCTCGACCGCCACCACGAAGCGCGTGACCTTCGGGACCGCGCCCAAGACCGGAACCGTTTACGTCCGCATCGGCATCCCGCAGGGATCGACCATGACCTTTGGAGGAATCGCGTAATGAGTCTCACCGTACAAAGCATCGCGAACGCGCTGTTCAAGAAGCTCCAGGGCAAAGGGTCCACGAACGACGCCAGGCAGTTCTTCGAGGAGCCGCGCGACGGCCGCGGCGCCGTCTTCCTGAGCCAGGTGGTCGCGCAGTCCGACCTCATCCCAACGACCGCTCCTGGCGGTGCCGATCAGGTGGTGACCGGCGTCGTCAAACGCTGGGTCGACCTGGTGCTGACCGCGGTGCCCGGGGTCTCGAACTCGTTCTACTCGGACAACCTCAAGTCGTGCATCCCGTTCAACTTCGGCGACGGCTCCTACAACTACACGCTAAAGGATTCGACCGGCGCCACGATCCCCTTCGGCCAGGGCGACTGGCTCGTCGACACGGACGCGGGCACGGTCACTTTCTACGGCACGGTGCCGGGGAACATGCCGCCGAAGATCTCGTTCTATCAGTACGTCGGCACCTTCGGCGCGGTGGGCGCAAATCCCCCGTACCTCCAGCTCGTGCCGCAGGCGAACGATCCCGCGGCGCCGGCCTCCGGCTACCAGCGGATCTACCTGAAGACGGACGGCAAGGCATACACCATCGACTCGACGGGCGCGGTAAAGCGTCTCGCGGGCTCGGGCGGCGGCGCGTCCGGCAAGAACTACCTGGCGGACTACTACGACGGCACGTCGATCACCGGCATTCAGCAGTTCGGCCAGTACGTGCAGTACTCCTTCGCTTCGAACCTGGTCGACCAGTTCGGCGACACGATCAACTACACAAATTGCCCCTACGCCACCGGCCAGGCGGTGACCTACACCGCGGGCACGACGGCCATCGGCGGGCTCACGAGCGGGAGCGTCTACTACGTCGTGCGGATCGCGGGGCAAGCCAACATCTTTGGCCTCGCCACCAGCATCGACAACGCGCAGGCAAAGCGGCTGATCGACCTGACCAGCCAGGGCGCGGGCACACACCAGGTGGCCTCTTTCAGCGCCGGCATCTGTTCTGGCGTCGGCGGCACGCCGTCTGGCATCACGCAGTCGATCAACACCACGCTGCCGCTTCGCAACCCTTCGAACATTCGGCTCTCGAAGCCCGCCGCGAACTACATCGGCATGGGCTGGTCGATTCCGTTCACGATGGACCGCGCGGATGTCGACATCGGTCGACCGATGAAGGTGGCGTTCAAGTTCCGCTCGAGCGCGAACTTCACTGCGCTCAGCAGCGTGGAAGACGGAAAGATCCAGCTCTACGACGTCGACAACCAACTCGTCGTGCCGCTCGACGGCCTCTACCAGCAGGTGCTCCCAGTCTCGCTCGTCACGACCGGCTTCCAGTTCGGATTCCAGCCGAACCTCGGCGGGTACAACTACCGGTTCATCATCACGAACCAGAACGTCAACACGAACGCCTACGACCTCGATTTCGTAGATTTCGAAATCTCGAGCGCGGCCGGTCAGGTGCCGGGCAGCTTCACCACGCGCACGGTTCTCTCCGACACGCTTCGACCCACGGTGACCGCGGGCACGCTTTCGATGGGCGCGAACGTCTACAACCGCGTGTTCACCGCGCGGCAAGGCGACATGGGATTCATGCGCGTCGAGGCGCAGTGGAACGCGGGCGGTTCGAACGGTGGTAACACGGGCGTCGGCGCGTCTTACCTCTACAACTTGCCCGCGCCGAACGGGCAGCAGTGGCAGTTCGATCCTGCGCGCGTGCAATTCAATCAAACGGTCGGCGGCACCGCGGCCAACTGGGATTGCAAAGGAGCGATCTTCGCCGGCGACATGAACGACAACCAGTCGCAGGCGCTGGTGTCGGTCGTTCCGTGGGATGCGACTCGTTACCGCCTCGGAATTCGTTGGACCGGCAACAACACGAACACCAACCGTGGCTTGCATGGCCCCGACATCTTCAACCTCGCCAATCTGTTCTTGGTGAACTTCCAAGCGCAGGTCCCCATCTTGGGGTTCGACGCTGGGCCGACGTACTCCACGAGCGAGATCGCGCTCAAGAACACGCCGACGTCGGTGATCGTACCGAGCCAGGCCCCGAGCACCACGAACGCCGTGTGGTCGGTCTTGAGCGGCAACGCCATGACGGTTCAGCCAGGTACATACGATTTGTTTGGCTCGACTTTCTTCACCAACAATGGCACGTCGCCGGCGTACAACGCCGTTCGCCACGGATGGTTCGGAGCCAACGGCACGGGCACCGGCACGCCGCCGGCCGCACTTTCCAGCCTGCCTGGCGTCACCGTGTTCGGGATCGATCCGACGTCGAACCCCTACGCGCAGCACTCGCTTCCGGGCAGCACGGATTGTTTCGACCCGTGCATGCCGGTCACCGTCAAGTTCACGCAGCCGACGACCATCTACTACAACGCGCTCATCGGGGCGACGACCCCAGGAAACTCGCGAATCGCGATGGTGCTCGGCGCGAACAAGCGGCCGGACTACTCGGCGTTTGGCGTCTACGGCCAGGTGGACATCCGCTCGACGACCTCGAGCGTCGTTGGCGCCAACGGATTCTTCCTCCCGCTGACCGGAAACCAGCTCACGCTTCCGGTCGGTACGTGGAAAATCAAAGTCTCCGCGCAGTTCGTCGACAACGGATCGGCGCCAACCTTCACCGACATGATCTACGGCCTCTACGCCGCCAATGGAACGAACACGGCTACGGCACCCGCGGCACTGTCCACTCTCACGAACCTCGTGCAGCTCACGGCCGGTCCAACAAGCTGGCGCTGGTCCGTGACGGCAAACAATTTTTATTCACCGGACAAGGAAATCATCGTGCGCGTGACCACGGGGCAGGCCACGGTTTACGTGGTCACCCAGGCTTTCGCGAGCAACGGCGCCAACGCGCGCGTCTCGGGATACTTGAACGTCGAGAAGCTTCAATAGGAGGTGGGCTCATGTTCTTTTGGTACGTGGTGGATCCGACAAACGCCAACGCCGTAGGAATCGTGGGCACAACTCTCAACATCCCGCCGCCCTTTTCGATGGGGCCGGCGGCGATGATCGCACCAAACGTGCCCGTGCCGCAGCAGTCGGTCAGCATGCAGCTCGTGAACGGGGTCCTGACCCCAGTCGTGAATCAAGCAATTTTGCAGACTTTGTTGCCGGGCGTGAATTTAAGCGGTTTGAAGCTCTTCTAGACTCGACCGTTCAGATAACTCAACGGGATACTGGCCGCATTCCCGATCATCATTGACTCATGGTGGAGTTATTTACTATGGCAACGCAAGTTCAGAAGAAGACCGCGAAGTGGGGAATCGGGATCAGCTTGGGATCCATCCTCGGACTCATCAACCCCGAGTTGACCCGGCACGTTCTCAACGACGCCTGGCAGTCGACCCTCGCCCAAGCCTTCGTGGTCATCACGGTGGTCTGGTTCACGATGGGCCGGAAGGTGGCGAAGGGCGTCAAAGAATTCCAGAACGAGACCCTGCGGGTGATCGACCGAAATTTCGAGCGCGTGGAGTCGGGGTTCTCCGAGGTCTCGGAAGGGCTATCGAAGTTGGAGGCGACCATGCAGAAGGAATTGTCCAGCCACTCGAAAATGATTTCCCTGGTCAACGTGGACGTGGCTAAACTTGACGCACGGGTGATGATGCTCGAGCAAGTGAAAAAGGCCATCGAGGGCCAGGGAGAAGACGATGCTGGAAGGTAAGGAAGTCGAAGGCAAGATCGGTGATTTCGGATCCTACGGGCTGGACGTGGCTGACGATGGCTCGGCCACCGGCGACGTCGAGCTTCACGTCGACAAAGAATTCTTCGGCTTTCTGACGATCAAGGGCTCGGGCTCTTTCGCCGTCCGCGCGGATCTCCTCGCTGGCGCTCGCAACGTGGTCAAGAAGAACGCCTCGAGCTTCATCTCCAGCGTGGGGTCGAAGTTCGCCGAGATGTTCCACAAAGCCAAAGACGTGACCCCCGGCCCGGTCGCCGCCAACACGGCGCCCCCGGCACCGGCCGCCACTCCGGACCCCGCTTCGAACATCGAAGGCGCGGTGCCCGTTCAAGCCCCGGTCGTGTAAGCGGTCCCAAACCATCTACTCCAGGAGAGTAAAATGTCCGACGTCAAAGCATCCGTAAAGCAGGTCAAAGAACAACTCCAACTCCAGCTCGACGCACTGACGTCGCTCGAGAAGGATCTCGACAGCCAGGTTTCGGGCGCAGCACCCGCGGCCGATGGTGGCGCGCTGGCAGATCTCCAGGGCAAGCTCGACGCGGCGAAGACCGCGGCCGACGCTCAGGCCAAGGAGATCCAGTCGCTGCGTGACATCATCCAGGTCGAAGTCGACGACAAGAAAAAGGACACGAAGCGCCTCGAGGCAGCTTTGGCGCCCATCGAACAAGCCCCTCCCGTCGTGATTCCCGAAGTGCCCTCGGCTTCCGCTTCGCCTGCGCAACCACCTGTTGACGGTGCTGCAAACGGTGCCGACGGTTCGAAGCCGATGGGGTCCGAGCGCGACTCGGCCTCGGGCGACAACAAGGGTCTCGGCAGCCAGAACGACGCACTCGGTGGCCCCGCTCCCGCCGACGTCCTTCCGCAAGCTTCGCCCGAGAACAAAGGCGACGAGCTGCCCGGCGCGGTCCCCGTCACCAACCCGGCTCAGTAGCGATGATTACCACCGATCAGTACATAGGTGCGATGCGGTGGGCCTTCATCTCGCTTGGGTCGCAGTCGTTGACCGCGGCCATCATTGCAGCGGTGCCCTTTCTCGGGGTGCCGCCCCTCAAACAACTTGTTGGCGCAATCGTCTCCTCCTGCCTCGAAATGCTGGTCAAGTTCCCCGAGATGATGATCTTCTTTAAATACGTGGACTTTAGAGTGAACGCCCAAGGAAAGGCGCTGTTCGAAGCCGCGATGAAGAATTTCGAAATCCGAGACCACGGCACGGACGAGGAGAAGAAGCTTGCGAAAGACGATCTGCACGCTAAGTTCCGCAATTTTGCTATGCTCGCTTCCTAGCTGTCGCGTCGCTCCCCCCAACGTCCCCGTTTGCATCGAAGACGACATCAACTCTGGCTACTGCGTACGCACGATTTCGGGCGAAGCCTTCCAGATCGACGACGCCCACCCGTATCAGCCCTACACGGACCGCCCAGAGCGGTTGTCGTGGCTCGAGATGCGCCCCTACATGGTGCTGCTGCCCTTTCAGTCGTGGGCCGAGATCAAGAAGTTCATCATCGACGCGTGCAAACTCACCAAAGCGTGCTCCGGCCCCTCGGTCTCAAATTGGGAGCGCACGGTCCAATCCATCGACGCTGAAACCATTCAGAAAGGACAACCCTGATGGCCGCAAAAAAGTTGACCCCAGCCGCGAAATTGCCCTCCGCACCGCCCGAACTCGCTCCCCCACAAGAGAACCTGGAGTCGGCGCTGCAGCTCATCAAGGAGTTCGAGGGATTCGTACCCCACTCCTACTGGGACGCCACCGGCCGCGTGTGGACCATCGGCTACGGCACGACCGTCTACCCGGACGGCAAGAAGGTACAGAAGCAGCAGACCTGCACGCGCGATCAGGCGGTAGCCTTCATGCTCCACGACCTCCAGACGCTGCGGCTGCCGGCCATCGAAAAGCTCGTGAAGGTGCCGATCACCAATTGCGAGCTCTGCGCCCTGGTGTCGTTCGCCTACAACGTCGGAACCGGGGCGCTGGCGAAGTCGACGCTGCTGAAAATGCTCAACGCCAAGCAGACGAAGATCCGCGTGGCCGACCAGTTCCTCTCGTGGACCAAGTCGGGTGGCCGCGTGCTGTCGGGTTTGGTCCGCCGCCGCAAGGCCGAGCGCGAACTCTTCCTCACGGAGCCCATCGGTGAAATTACGCAATCCTGACCTCGAGGAGGTCTTGCTCACCATGATGTTCTTTCTGATCGTATTCCTGACCTTGCTCATGGTGTTTGGTGGCTAAGCAGCACGAGACCCGGTTCAAGGAAAAGGTGAAGAAGGGGCTGGACAAAATTCAGCCCGGCTTCCATTTCAAGACGCAGATGAAGAGTCTCCGGGGCGTGCCCGACATCGTGGGTTGCTTCGGCGGCCACGCGGTCGCGCTCGAGCTGAAGGTGGGAGCTGACGTAGAGCCGCTGCAAACGTGGACCCTACGCCAGTGGGAGAAGGCCGGCGCTTACGCGCGCGTGGTCACTCCGGCGAACCTGGAGGCGGTGCTGGCTGATTTGCAGCGTCTCGCAGGTACGCCCAGAGCTTCTTTGCCACGCGCGATCCTGCTTGGACGAACGCCGTGACGTCTTCGCCCATGCCTTCCGGCGCGGTGTCGCGGTCGAGCTTGCCAAGCGCGATTACGATGTTCTTGTACTTGGTCGGAATCCCGAACTTACTCTTTTCGGGCATCGACGTCCTCGCTGTAGGTCGCGAGCCGAAAGCGCCCGTCGTATTTCGATTCCTGCTCCTCGATCCCGCGCAACACGAACGTGAGTGTGCCGCGCTCGCCGACCTCGCGGGTGATCCGATTCTCGAGTTTTTCCAGTGTGCCGAAGCTGTACCCACCGTCCGCGCGGTCGAACCGCGCTTTGAGCGGTAGCTCCTTCGGCTGCGAGTCGGCTTCGATCTTTTCTTTGCTCATTTTGGCTCCAGGTTCTGACCCACCAGCCCGGTCACTTCGATCCGGTTGCCGGCGGTGTCGTTGATGTATTGGAAAACTAGCTTGTCGTAGTCGGTGACGACCATCTTGTGTTGGCCGCGGAAGAGCCAACGCACGAACGCGCGGTGGTCCTTGAAGCGGCCGGAGTTGCGCGCCTGAAGCATCTGCTGATCGGTGAAGATCACCTTCCGCTCAATCGCCTGAAACGCCATACTTCCCCTCCTTCTTGTGCCGCGAACCCCAGCTCTCGAGGCGGTGCTCGACGCTGGTGGTGAGCAGCATCCCGTTCTGCGGCCGGTAGGTCGATTCCATGATCGGCACCACTTCGTCGATGATATCACTTTCGGCAAACGGTGTCTCGAACACGAGCTCGTCGTGGACCTGGAGGAGCATGTGGGTCTTGGCCCCGAGCTCGAGCAGTCGGTCGTCGATCCGGTTCATCGCGATTTTGATCACGTCCGCGCAGCCGCCCTGGATGATGTGGTTGGGCAAGATGTACGCCCAGTTCGGCTGGGCCACGTGGTTCCTGCGTCCGTACCAGTTGAATACGAAGCCCCGCGCGGATCCGGTCGCCATGACCTTGGAAGTGAAGAGTTTCACCCGCGGGAGCTTCGCGAAGTAGTCCATGATTAGCTCTTTGGCCTGCGCAGGAGGCAGCCCCAGCGACTTTGCGAGCTTCCCCTGGCCCATGCCGTAGAGGAGCCCGAAATTGATCGTCTTGGCCTGCTTGCGCGTGATCCCGAGCAGGTCCGCCGTCGCCTGGTGTACGTCGGCGCCAGCGTTGATCTCCGCGATCAGCCGCTTCTCGCCCGCGAAGTCGAGCATCATCCGGAACTCCTGCTGCCGGAAGTCTACCGAGTAGAAGAAGTGCCCTGGACGGGGCACAAAGCATTGCCGCACGTGGAACGGCTTCGCCTCGTCCTCCTGCTCCGCCTCCTTCGGCACGTTTTGCAGGTTAGGGTCTCGGTAGCTAAAACGTCCCGTCTCGGTTCCAGCCTGGCGCATGTCAGGATGGATGATGCCGTGAGAATCAGCGTAATGAAGAAAGGAAGAATAGTAGGTGCCAGCGCGTTTCTCATGCCCACGTATTTTATTCACGATTCCGGCAATCGGCGAGGTCATTTCCTCGAGCGCGTCGGCGTTGAAGCTGGGGTTGCCCTTTTCGGTCAGCGGGTACGGTTCCCCGGCCGCGTCGAAGACCTCCTGGAGCACCTTGCGGCTGTCCTGGTACTCGCGGCCCGTGGACGCCAGGAAGTTGGCCTTGGCGAGCTTGATCTCGGTCAGCTCGTATTGGAGGGCGCGCTCGGTGTAGCCCACGTCGAGCATCACGCCCCGGCGCTCCATGCGGAAGCAGGTCTTGGTCAGCCGCTTCTCGTTCTCGAATAGCGCGCGCAAGGACGGGAACGTCGGCCAGGCGAGGTCCGACTGCTCGAGCTCGAGCTCCTGCGCCTTCCCGATGTCGAAGTGCAACTTCGCATCGTGCTCGGCGTACTTCAGCATGATGTCAAAGGGCACCCTCTCAAAGTGGGGCACTTTGATCTTCTTCTTTTTTCCTGGCACGGTTTTGACATCGTACAATTTCAATTTAGAAACCGCCACCTCTACCGCGGTGTCTTTCTCCCACCCGCGGCGCATGGCGAGGCCGGCTAGGGTGTACCCTTTGTCCCCGAAGTGATTGTTCTGGAGCACTCGTTCCACCGCGTAGGTGCAGTGGACGTCGCCCGCAATGTGCAGCCCCTCTTTGGCCAGCATTCGTAGATCAAATTTGGCGTTCTGGATGTACCACCGCGAGCCTGGATTGCGAAAGGCACGGTCGAAACGTAGTAGCTCGCGGCGCTCGAGAACATGGCAAGGATCAAGCCCAGGATACTGCTGGAAATTAAAATAAAGGCTGAGCCGATCAGAATAGATCGTAAGCGCGAATAGATGGTCATCTTCTCCCAAACCCGTGGTCTCGGTGTCGAGGCCCCAGTCACCCGGGGCCTCGAGAATTTTTATCACCGCGTCCAGGTCACCCCTCGACACCAGCACGTCAGGGGCTTGCGGCTTTCCTCGCCTTGTCGAGCAGCGCGTCCATATACCGGGCGCGCGACATCTTCAGGCGCTTCGCTTCCTTGTCCGCGAACTCCACGTTGGCGTTTTTCAGCCTAACGTAGACGGCCTCGGATCTGGTCGCGACGTCGGCTGGGTCGATACTGAATGCGCTTGGGCGCGGCTTCTTTTTCACTCGTTGTTCCTCTCTTCTTGGAGGGGGGCTGCGGCGCCGCGCTCGATCTGATAGTCACGGATCGCCTTACCCACCCACATGTAAAACTCTTCTAGTTTAGTCAACGCCAAGGACTTTGCGCGACCGTCTGGCAGATCGGCAAGTGTTTTCTCGAGCTCTTCGCACTGGGTCTTCACCTTGCGCTGGCCCTCTTGCGCGAGCTCATCGTATCTAACGTAGTCGAATCTGCTCATGTTAGAACCGCTCCGGGCCGCGCTCGACTGACGCGTTCGACTTCGCAACCGGCGCCCCCGCCGGCGCCGCCGCTTCGACCGTTTCTTCTTCCAGACCCTCGTGCGCACGAGCCTTGCCCGCGTTGACCAGTTGAAACCACTTGAACGCCTCCGCGATGTGCTCGGGCGACGTGGGGCCGGTCGGCACGATGTCGATGACCGCGTAGGTGCCCTTGTCGTTGGACTCCTTCTTGGCGGTGACCACCATCGTCACGGCCGGCGGGCTTTTCCCGGCCGCCATGTTCTTCATGTACATCTGAGTCGCGAGCTTCTTTCCGGCCTGCATGCTCGAGCGACGGAAGCTCATGATGTACGGGATCGCGGAGCCGACGGCGATCTCCTCGGGGCGCAGCACGAAGAAGTTCATCACGCGGTCGCGCTGGATCTTGATGGTCTTGCCGTCCTTGCCCCGCTCCTCGTCTTCGTACTTGGCGTTGTCGTTCTCGGCCGAAATGGATTCCGTGCGCAGGTAGTCCTTCTGGTCGCGGTCGGTCACGTTGTAGACGATGAAGATTTTTTGCAGGTGAAACGGGATCACCTTGAACTTTTCGCCCATCTTCGCGATCAGCTCGTTGTTGAGCGAATCGCGGAAGTCTCCGAAGGCTGCTTCGCCCGCGGTGACTTTGTCCGACATCGGCTGCATCAGGTTGATCCGCGGCATGATGATGTCGTTCGACGACATCTGCGGTGCCTGACCCCAGCTCGAGAGGCTTTCGCCCGCGACCTGCGGCTGATTTGCTTCCTTGACTGCTACTGCTTTTTCCACGGTTCCCTCCTGTGGATTTTGTTTAGTGCTTTTCTTCCTGGTTCCCATTTTCTTGATCCTTTGTTTCTTTGTGTTGGTTCACGGCCTGTTCGACCGAGAACATGAGAGCTTCGATCCCCTGATCCTTCGGATACCCCAGCATGTGGGTGCTCGCGAGGAACGTGGTGACCATGTGGTTGACCGTGGAGTTCATGACCAGGTTCGGGATCTGCGGCTTCGGCACTCCCTCTTTGAACATTTCCTTCACGGTCTTCTCGACCTGGTAGCGCACGCGACCCTCGAGAATGGGCATCCATTTTTCCCCGAGCTTCAGAAGCTCCTGCAATCTCTCGTCCGGTTGCGCTTCCTGATCGTTCATTTATGCCTTTCTGAATCCGAGCGAAATGACCGCGGTGGGCGCGTCGATCCCCGGCATGGAGAACTCGGCATTACCCTGACTCGAGGCTTCTTCGAACTCATCGTTGTAAAGTTTGTTGAGCGTCTGGCTGTTGATGCTGACTTTGTCCCAGTAGAAAATCTCGCCATGCGTTTCGTGCAGGTACTTGAAAAACAGCTTCTTCGCCTCGATGGTCTTCGGCGTGGTCACACTGTTTTTGTTGATCTGGTAGCAGGTGCCAAGGCCCTCCACCACGTACTTGGTCTTGCCCGCGCGCTGCATGAGTTCGAGCGCCCGCTTCTCGGCCTCGGCGGCGAGCTTGTACTTCTCGTCCGAGATCTTCTTCTGCGCGTGGTACTCGTCCTCGGCCTCGCGCCACTCGGCCATTACGGTGTCGAGGTCATCGACCGTGATCGTGGTGTCGCGGCCGGCCTCGAGCCATTTATCTAGTTCTGTCGTCTCTTTCATAGAGCACTCCTTTGTTGGCCGGCACAATACAGAAGCGATATCACTTTCGCAAGCCCTTTTTCTCAATCTTGCCGTTGTTCGGTGGCCGCGGGGGCTCGTCGGGCACCGGTACGGGCGGGGGCGGTACCTTCAGCTCCTCGAAGATCTCGAGCGTGCGCGGCACCAACGCCAGCGAAGTGAAGGGGACCACCACCGCGCGGTTGGTGCCCGGATCGAAGCACGCCGCCTGGGGTGGCTCGAGCGCGAGCACCTGGTAGAGCTTCAGCACGCGGCCATCGGTGTCCATCACTTCGGTCACGCGCAACCCCAGATCATCGAACGCGTTTCGCTCGCGCGGCGTCCCGAAAGCTTGGGCAAACGGCGGGTCAGTTCGACGCGCGCGGGGCTGTGATCTTCACCCACGATGCGATACGTGCGAAGCCCCGTGGCCTTGCGAGCTCGCGCAGCCCAATACCCTGAATCGAAGCCCTCTTTGCGAGTGTGGCGCTGCTTTTTAGCGTCGTGATTTAGCAGCGCCATCATTTTCGCTTTCGCAAGCGCGGCAAAATTCTTCATACCTTCGATCCCCAATCCAGAATGGTGTTCGAGATGTCCTGCTTGTGCGCCAGGGCTTCGTTGATCAGTTCGTCTATGGTGTCCGGCGCAATGATGTCGATGCGCGTGACGCTCTGATGCTGTTCACTGCCGCCTCGATAATTTCGCCCTTCTGCTTGGATGTCCTGTTCCAGGGAAAACGCTTTCGAGTAAAAGATCGCGACGTCGGATTCCACCAGGTTAATTCCAATTCCTCCGGCGGCTTGGTTTGCGACCATAACTCGGCAATCACGATCTCGACCGAATCTTTGAATGTTAGCGTCTCGGTCCTTCTGACCCACTTTTCCGTGTAGCTCCGTAAAACCCAGGCCAAGCTTCGAACACACCCGAGAGATGTCAGCGTAGTTCTCATGAAAAATGCTCCACACGATGATTTTATGGTCGGGCGCCAGGGTGGCAAGAAGTTCTTCTAACGCGTCTAATCGCGGATTCGACGCGATCTTGTGAATCGACCCGTCGTCGGCTTTCCCGTACCCGGTCACGATCTGCTGAAGACGCAATGCCTTCGTCACGGCCATCTGCGCCACCACCGCGCGCGGTTCGCTCGAGTTCTTCGCCGCGGCGATGTAGGTCAGGTAGTCATCGCGCATCTCTTTGTACATGCGCTTTTGTTCCGGGCTCAGCTCGACGAAGACTTCCTTCCGCACGAAGGGCGGCAGGTCCAAACACTCGGCCTTCACCGCGCGGATCGCCTTTCGATAGATGAGGTCCGAAAACTTTTTGTAGGTCTCGGGCCGCGGGCTGTGCTTCGGGTAGTAGTTCGATTTGCCGGCGAAGCTTGCGTTCTCGTCCTCGAACCAGACGCTTCGAAATTTCCACCAGTTCTTGCCGAACGTCTCGCCGCCGTCGAGGAAGCGGTAGATATTGAAAATATCCATAGCGGAATTAAGAATGGGCGTGCCAGTAAGGGCGTAGCGGTAGGTTGCTTTGTCGGCCAATTTGATGACGGCTTTCGCACGCTTCGACTCCGGATTCTTCAAGCGGTGCGCCTCGTCCGCCACGACGAGCTCGGGGTTCCAATCGACGAGCAGCGTGAATAGCTGCTCCATCGTCATGGATTCGTAGTTGGCGATCACCACTCGAGGCTTCACGAGCTGGTGGTTCTCGTTCGTCGCCTCGATCAGCTGCTTTTTTCGTTGGCCCTGGCTGCCCTCGAGCACCACCACGTCGCGCGGATGGATCCTCGAATACTTCGCGATCTCGCGCTTCCAGTTGGTCAGGACGATCTTCGGCGCCAGGATCAGGATGCGCAGCAAGCGGTCGTGCGCCTGGCAGCGGTGCCGAATGATGTCGATGGTCGCCCGAGTCTTCCCCGTGCCGACCTCCCAAAAGAGCGCCAGGTCAGGGGCATCCTGGCTGCGCTCGATGGCTTTCTTCTGGTGGTCCCAGAGGGCAGGTAGTCCCACTAGACCTTGCCGCCCGACCGGTTCCACGCGATCAGGAACACGCCGACCGCCGCGGTCATGGCGCCCGGCCACCAGTTGGGGTAGGTCATCGCGGTCACGGCCGCAGAAATCAGAATCACGATTGCCCAGTTCATACGTCCACCTCTTTCAATTTGATATAGCACAATTTTTGTTTACGTTCCACTCTTCCGCCAGTGCGCTCAGTTTTGTAAGGCACGTTCGAAGCGAGCATCAATTTTTTCACGGTACGCCCGAACACGTTCTGCGTGTCGGGGTGCCGGTTGCCGGTCTCCTGGCAGTAGGTGGTGTAGGAGTTGTAAAGCTCCTGGAAGACCACACTGTCCGCCTCGTCCTGGGTGACCTCCACCTCCTCCATGAACCACCTGGTGGTCCCGTCCATGTCGACTTCGTAGTTGCGAACGGCCATGTCCACCACCCCTGAATTGGAAAAGTCGCCGTTCCTGGTGAGGCGCTTGAACCCCTCGACGGCGAAATTGAAGATTCCCGGCAGCTCGTCGAGAAGCTTGTCGATCAGCTGCTTGTCCGCCTCGTGCTTGTCGCCCTTGCGGCCAAATTGCGCGTCGAAGGGCACGATCAGAAGCCGGCGGTAAAAGCCGTGGGTGTGGTCGAAGTTCGACGGCAGCGTGTTGCAGAGCATGACGAGCTTCGTGCGGTTCTCGTAGTCGTAGGGCTGCGCGAAGAGCTTCTTCACCAGGATGCGGCCACCGGACGCGAAGTTCTTGATGAGTTCGGTGTCCTTGAAACTGTCCCTCGAGTTTTCCTCGGCGATGTTTACGATCTTGCCCTCGATCAGATATCGGTTCTGATCGGACCGCATGTCTTTGACGCTGACGGAGGAGTGACCTCCCTCACCGGCCAAGGCACGGATCAAGCGCACGAGCGTCGACTTCCCGTTGGACCCGGTTCCGAGCAGCATGAGAATTTTCTCGTGCTCGCACCGCATGTTCGAAAAAATGTAGCCGAAAAACTCCTGCATCACCTTGATGAGCTCGGGCCGACGAAGCGTGACCTCGGCCATGAATTTGTCGAACCGGGGGCAGGTGGCCTCGGGGTGGTACGGGCAGGGCAGCGTCGACTTAAACCCGTACTCGGTCGTGTGCGCCTTCAAGATCCCGAGCTTCATGTCGTAAACGCCGTTCTGGAAGTTCATCAGGCCGCCGATGCTCTTCGTGAACCAATCGGGATCGCGCAGGTTGTTCACCTTCACGTACTTGTAGAATTCCTCCCTGACCTTGGAGTGGGGCTTGGGGTCAAAGTGCTCTTGAGCAAACGCCATGATGTGGTCGCGCACCATTTCTTCCCAGTGCGAGCCGTTCCACACGTAGATCGACGGCAGGCCCACCATCGAAACGTACTCGTGCTTGCGCTTGAAGAAGCGCCAGAGCCCGTCGTAGTCGGGTTTCCCCTTCTTGGCGTTCCCGTGGGCGTCGTAAACGATGTGGTAAAAGCCCGACTTCTCGGTCGCGACGTGATCTGGGCCCTCGATCATGATGGGGCTGACGAGCTTCGTCTTGAAGTGGCGGCAGCTCTGGCACTTGTCGCTCAAGTTGTCGATGTTCGAGCAGGTGCGGGGGCCGCTGCGCTCGAGCGACTGGCTTACCTTGGTCTCGGTCTCGTCGTAGGAATAGCCCGGGTGGCCCTTCGACATCTGGTGGGCCATCTTGCGGCCTTCGGGGAACCGGGCCACGATGCTGAGCGCCGCGTACCACTGGGGCTCCGAGAGCTGTTCCGGGGCCGTCTGCGCCCAGTGCAGGAACTTGCACCCGCGGTCCGGGTTCAAGATCTCCTTCACGTCCGGGGTGATGAGTTCCGCGAGGACGCCAGCGTTGAGCTGGTCGCCCGGGGCCACGTCCGGCAGGCCAGACGCCTTGCGTAGGTCGAAGTCGCCACGGACCACGTTACTTTGGAGGACCCGCGCGCGGCGGGTTGGCTTGTTCGGCTTCTGATTGAGCGTTTCGGGGAACCGCAGGAGCCTCGCCGGCGACCACACGGCCGGATCCGCCTGGCCTTTGAGGCCCGCCGACATCAGCCGCAGGTTGATCCGGTCGCAGAGCGCCTTGTAGTGGGCCCGGAGCTCGTCGAAGACGCCGACGTCGGTGAAGGGCAGGGAAAGGCCAACGAGGAGCTGGATCCCGTTCCCACTGAAGACCACCCCCGTGGTTTCAAACGTGACCCCGAGTGCCGCGCACACCACGCGCGCAACTTGCTCGAGATGGGCAGGTGCCGGCTCCTCGTCGCCCAAATCCATTTTGTCGATGTCGAAGGGAACGTGGAACTGCTGGAGGAACTTGCGGCCCTTTTCTTCCAGGCACTCGCAAACCGTGTAGTAGACGTTGACCCGCTCGCTTGCTTCGACCTTGTCGGCCAGAACCGCCTGCGGATCGCGCAAGATCTCCTCGACGGCGGTGGTTCGAATACCCTTCTCGAACCACACCTCGGACTTGATGCTGCGTTGCTGTTTATTCGAGTAAAATTCTCGAATCGCGAGGACCTGAATCAAACGGCTTTGCCCCTTCTCGCCGGATCATCCCGATCCGGTCCACTTGGTCATGAACCAAAATGGTCCTTGGCTTTAGTGGGGCATGTCAATAACCTAATTACATCCTATTGGATGCGGCACGTCTAACAGATGTGATCGCGCCCCGGGCGCAAGTGTTCGCCACTTGGTCGTGCCCCGAACCTGGTGTCCGGGGCATCTTTTCCATTCAAAATGTCAAAGAGCAGAGCATCCATGTTGGTCACCATGAACAGAAACAAGCTGAGCATGAAGACACGAACCAATACGTCTGCCATCTAGCATTCCTCCTACAAAAGTGCAATCACTTTCGTCGAGTCCAAGCGGTCACTCCTCCATGTTCGAGGGGCAATTGATCTGCTCGGCCGACTCCAGGGCACTCCACATGACCTTGCAAGTCTCTTTCCAACGGTCACGGGAATTGCGCGTGTAGGTCAGCGCCGCCCGCGCTAGGTCTAGTTTCTTCTCGTACATCTGCACTTGGGTGTGGGTCGCCGGCACTTCCGCGTTAGAGTTCGCGGCTCTCTCAAGGTAGGCCACGCGCTCCCTGAGCTGCATGACTTCCTTGGCGGCTGCGTCGCGGTCGTTGAATGCCTGGTCCCGTTGCCGGGTCAAACTGTCGCGCAATTCGAGCAGGTGGTCGGTGGCGTCCCGCTCGTCTTCGGCCGCAGCGCGCTCGGCCGCGGCCTCCTGGTCCATGTTCTGTTCGTAGATGCGTTTGTTTCCGCCCATGATTCCTCCTCGTAAAGTGATATTGCTTTCGTGAGAGAAACCCTGGTGCGCTTGGATGTCAATGGCCTTCGCGCACCAGCTTGGCGAGCCTGGCGAGTTCGGCCTTCGATGGATGGTAGTCGGCAATTTGGCTTTCTTCGCCGGTCTCGTCCCACCACAGGTACTCGAGCTTGTAGTCGTAGACGGTGGCGCGGGAATAGTCGAGAACGTGCCGGCCGCCTTGAATGCTCTGGCAATACTCGGCGTAGTCCTCCCACACGATGGGGATGCACGCGACCACCTCGCCGAGCAGCGCCGCGCAGTGACCGTAGGCCGGGCTCTGCTCATCCAGGATCAGGCCCAGCTCGATATCAACAGGAATTGTTTGGAGTTCGCTTTCCATAGCCCCTCGCATGTTCGTCAGACCCCGATGTCTTCGATGTGCCCAGCGTAAACCGCGACGACGGCCACGTCGAATGGATCGTCGATTGTCCGGATCCGGCGCGCGGTGATCTTTTGCGCACGTTCCTGGGCCTTGAAAATGTCGGTCGCTTTGACCCAGACGCGGTGAAACTCAGGGCCATCGGACACGTAGTCGGGGAGCATGCACACACAGGTGTACTTCTCCGGCGGGATCGCCAGGTTGCGAGGGGTCACATGCCCTCCGATGTGAAGTCACACTTACTTTCGACCTCCGGTTCCTTGCCCACCCACCGGTCACAGAGCCAAAGCCACAGACGCGCGACGCCAGCGAGGGCCAGAAGCAAGGCCGGGCCGATCCAAGACGCGTTGATGGGGATGCCCCAGAACATGGGGTTGTGGTCGAGCGGGGTCATTCGTCCTCCTTTTCGGTGTCGTCGGGCCAGTTGTGGTCGGGGTCGCAGATGCGGCACCGGCGCGGGGCCCCGTAGCCTTCGCCCAGGTACTCGCCGCAGCATTCGCAGAAGACCCCGTCGAGCATGTCGTCGGTGTACTCGCTCACCGGCCAACCCCAGACTGAATCGGACCTACGGCGTTTCGGCACAGCTCGAAGTCGGTGTCGGTCAGCAGCCAGCGCAAATTGTGCTCCTTGTTAAAGGGCTGCCACTGCGCGAAGGGTCCGTCGGTCGTGGTCCAATAGGTGGCGGTAGCGTAGGGACGGGTGATTACTTTCGGGTGCGGAAAGTGTTCGTTGATCCATTGAACGGCGAGCTGCTTCGCCAGGTTGGGGTCCAGGTCGGGCGATTCCATGAGGTCTCGGCCCTGGTTGTCGCAAGACAGGT